GCACCACGCAGAGCATCGTATGCTTCCAAGAACGCGCCGCCTTGGACTTGTTTGAACAGCGCTTCAAAATCAGCACGGCTAGTTCCAGCAAACGGTGCGTTAGGGGCGATCAATTTGCTTCCGCTAAAACCAACAGCGGATCCAAAACCGGGGTGAAGCGGGGCGTTCTTATCTTCAATTACCTTACCCTTAGCGTCCACTGTTGCGCCCCCAATCATTTGATTGAGCGTATCCCGTATGGTTCGCGTGGCTTCTTCCAACTTTGGCAACGTATCTGCCGCCTTAACTTGCAGTTCAGCGTTTTTAGTTGCTGTCGTTTCCGCCGCTTTTTGTGCTATTACGCGCGCTTGCCTCTGCGCCTCCGCTTCCGCAAAAGTCGTAGGTGCGCGCGCCGTTGGAGCCGCAGGCGCGGCAGCAGGCGTTCCGCCACCAATCGTGGGATTGATCGACAACGGGGTCTGTTGTGGCGGGGCCAACATCGCGTTAGTGGACAGCGCGGCAGCAGGCGCAAGCGCATTCGTAGGCTGGATGTAGCCTGGCACGCTGCCGGGAATAGCAAACTGAGGCGCAGTCATCATGCGGGGCGCAGGCCCCGCGCCCCCACCCGCGCCGCCGTATCCGGCCATGAACTTGCTGACGTATTCAGGCGCGGTGGTGCCGAGAACGTCCGACACATTACCGGCTTGAGCCAAAGGCTTGCCGGTAAACCAAACCGACGCCGCGTCTGCGACGTTGCCGTACTTAGCAACATTCTTGCCAAACTGATATTCGTACACTTTTTCTTGCGCGTTTTCGTCGGCCAAAAATTCAGCGGGCGTCATGGACTTGCCAAAAACTTCTTTGGTCCACGACGGGATGTTGGCCCCCATGACCTGATATTTACCATACGCACGATCGCCATTTTTAGTTACGGGGCCAAGCGCCGCGTAATTACCGCCGCTCTCGATGTTAGCAGACGCGGCTTTTGCGCGATTTATATCAAACGCAGGCGCAGCACCGGCAACAGCGGGCGCAGCCCCGCCAGCAGGCGCAGCCCCGCCAGCAGGCGCGGCTTCCTGCGCCATGCTAAACGTACCCTTTTGTTTATTTACGATCATGGGCGGCATACCGGCGACCGTCGATACAGTCGGCTGGTTTGCCAATCTTTCGGCAGCCCTTGCTTGCGCGGCTTGTTCAGCCGTCAACATCTGTTTTTCTAAGACGCCACGGTCAAAAGTTGCAGGCCATGCCGTGTTTATGTCTTTATATTTACTTGCCGCGCCCGCCCGCAACATATCGTACGCTGGCGCAGCGCGCGCGTCGTCAAGCGCCAACACTTTGTTTAGCATTTCCGAATAAAGCTTGTGGTCCGCCGCTATATTTTCGGTTTGCGCTTTTTGGAGCGCAGGAGTTTGCGCGGCGATGTCGCCGGTTAATTTTTGTTGCGTAAGACCCGCCGTTTTTAATTCGTTTTGGCCCTTCTCAAGCGCCTGGCCTGCCGCCAAAGAAATATTATACGCTTGACGTAAAGCTTCAGGCGAATTTCGGTCAACGCCGCTGGCAAAAAGAGTACGCATCTGATTTTGTTCGTTTGTAGCCCGCTGCACCTCGGCCAGTTGGGCCTGATGGAGTTGCATCTTGTTAGCCATCTCGGCCATAGCAAGCATGTTTGGCGCTTGAAACTGCTGGAGCTGCGGAAGCGCGGCGTTGTAGTCAACCATCGTTCTGTTCCCTTACGGTTAACTAATACTTGCCTTGCGCAACTTGCGCACCACCTAGACCGCCACCACGGTTCAAATAGTTATTCATGGTGTACGAACTCATGCCTTGGTTAAGCGCGTTCGTCACCGCATTCGCTTGGTTCAGGTAGCCCGACGCCTGCGCGTTACCCGCTGCGACATCCGCCTGCGCGATGCCCTGACCAAGCCCTGTGTAGGTGTTGCCAAGGTTTGTGCCCAAGTTCTGCGCCGCTGCCGCAGACCCCGCCGCTGCGGCTTGACCGCCAGCATACAGACCCTGCAACGGAGCAAGCTGCGCCGTCCGGTTGGTTTGGTAACGGTTGAAAGCGTTCTGATATTCTTGCGATCCAAGGTTCTGGCCGTACTCGGTAGCGCCTTTGATGTTCGCGCCCGACACGCCCATGCCTCTAGCGGCGGCGCTGGCGTTCAGCGCCTTCATGCCCTGTTCAAGACGGAACTGGTAGCCGGGGTCAGTCGTGAAGTCCGACATGCCAAAGTCTTTGGAGTATTTGCCGTAATTTGCCGCCGTGGTGTCGCCACCGATACCCAGCATCTGCATAAGCTGGTTCTGCGCGGTGACGCCGCCTTCACGGTAGGGCTGCAAGTCCGTGCGGCCCTGCTGGTACATTTCCTTTTGGGCGGCAATGCTGTTAGCCGCCATCTCTCGCTGAACGGCGGCGCTTTGCGCTGCGGCATTCTCTTGAGCATTAGCGGCTTGGCTGGAGCCGTAGATACCCGCGCCAGCGCCCAATACGCCCGCGCCAAGGATAGCTGCACCAGTTCCGCCCAACGCGGCGACTGCAAGACTTGACATTTTAGTCTCTCCTTGAGGCTAAACTGAGCCCTTGTCGGTAATCCAATGTGATCTCGTCACCTAGATCGCCGCCTTTGCAGCCCACAATATCACATGTAGCAAAAAGATGTATATCCCCGTTGTCCGCCAGCACGGCGACCGCGTTGGGCCGCTTGCTGTGGTTTGTGTATCTTCCGGCAGGCGTCCGCATCCCGTCAAGACGCCCCGGTGCGATCATTTCGCCTTTTGCAATGGCGGCGGTAGCAAACAAACCTTTACCTTCGATAGGCGACGGTCCAACCATAACCTTGTATGAACCTACAGGAAATGGAATCTGATCAGAAGGATCTTCGGAGATTTGCCGCACCGTATCGGGATCAAGACCATACTCGGCGATAGCCAGATGAAAATCCGCAATGTCCTCGGGATGGCTGAAGCTTAGTAACATTTGCTGGTCACGTTGCGCGATCTGCCATGAATAGCTCTTGTCCAAATACGTCGCCTCCAGCGTAGCAACATCCGTCTCGGTCGTAGGATAGATGTTCTGCCAAACCACTGTCTCGACGGCGTACGCAATCTTGCGCCCTGGCGGGCCTACAAACACTTGCGGCGCGACTAGCTCCGTGCGCGTTCCATCTTCGTTGGTCAGGATGATATGCCCAGCCAACATGATGTTTAACTGAGGCATTTTCTGTTTGTGCCCAATGACAAAAGTATCCGCAGGAATGGTCAATTCGCGGATGTAGAGACCGGGTGCAAACCGATGCACAACCGGACAATCAGGTTGGGGGTACTTCAATAACTCTGTTTCAAGCGCCTGCACTTGCGCTTCCGTCACCGGCGGGCGGGGCGCGTCAAGTTCCAGCGTGTTGGCTTCAGCAGGCAGCATACGTCACCTCAGGACAACTGTTTGATGAACGATGGCAGCATCTCGGCCTGCGCCCGCACCATCTCGTTTCGGAAGCTCTCGGTTGCCGCAGCGCCCTGCCGCGCCTCTTTGGCAACCTCGATCTGGAGCATGGGCATGGCCGAGATGGCGCACATCCACTCGTCAATCTCCGCGCCGGTCTGCGGGTGCGTCCCACGCAACTGCGTAAACCAAGCGCACTGAAGCTGGACGCACTCTTTTTTGATCAGCGGGCAAAACGATCCGTTTTTGAGCTGCATAGTCAGTCCTTGGTTGCGATGATGACATCGACATAAGACACGGCCAAGTTGATTGCGGAACTGGTGTGCGTATGCGATCCGCCGCCGCCAGTAGAGCTAGTCGCAACAGATCCTGAAGATTGAAACGCCGTTAAACCACCGTTAGCGTAGGTAAAAGAAACATAGGACACGGCGTTATGTGTATGCGCGGGTATTTGAGCGGTTGTTAGCGTGGTATCGCCAATAACCGGCGTTTGGGACGCAAATGCCGTCGTAAACGCCACCGACCCGCCCGTACCCGCCGTGCCCGACACCACGCGTAAGGCTTTGTTGTCGTGCGTGGTGGACTTGGTCCAGCCGGTGGGCGCAGCCGTTTGCACAAACATCATTGCCGTGCCGCTGGGCAGATACGCCCAAGCGCCTTTGTAAACGCCAGGACTGGCAATTTCCAACGCCGCCCCCGGCGTAGCTGTGCCGATGCCGACTTGTCCGGTAGCGTCAACGATAAACGGCGTTACGTCAGGGTCCGTTGAATCCTGCACCTTAAGAGCCGCGCCCGTGCCGGTCTGGGTAATTGTTAGCGCCGGAGATGACGTATTGGAATCGATGGTGACATTGCCAGACAACACAGGCGACACCGCCGCCGTGGGGGCCGAGATGTTATCCACCGTCCAAATCAACGCGCCGTCAGCGTCCTTCAGCACAAACTTGTAGATTGCGCCG